CAATACCTTCATTTAATTGATTGTAAGATATTGTTGAACCAGTAATATTCTTAGATATTCTTAATCCATATTGTGTTAAAGTAGTAGCACCAATTCCAACACCACCACGAGAATCAATTCTCATAGCTTCTACCAAAGAAGTACCTGGAGTTAAAGAACGAGTAAAGAATGATAAGTATGCACCACCTAATGTCCCTGCTGCAAATGCACCTATTTCAGCGTATAATCCACTTGATTTTAGACTTGAATCTCTACCACCCCATTTAATTGTTCCAATATTTTCTCCTGCTGCTAAAGAACTATCATTTCTTAATAAGGTAATATCTCCACCATTAGCATTTGCAATAGTTAATTGTGATGAATCAACAGTTACAACAGTTATAATTAAACCACTTCCTGTACCACCTAATAAAGTATTTGATATTGTTAATGTATCACCTGCTTTGTAATTTATACCTGCCCAAGTTAAAGTAGCACTTGTTACTATTCCACCACTAACTACTATTGTAAATAAAGCAAAATCAGCAAAAGCACTTCCAGAAATAATTGAAGATGCTACATCTGTATAAGTTCCATCTACATAACCACTACCACCATTAGTAAGTGTTGTTGTTAAAATCGGACCACTTGAAACAAGATTACCTGAAACACCTATGCCTGTATTACCTGATAAAAAATTATCAGCAGTTCCATCCATATATAAGTTAAAGCGACCTGTACCTGAAGGGATAGCACCTCTAAATCCGTAGTTGTTTGTAGCACCAATTAAACTATTTTGAGCCCAAAAGCCTGTTTGATTTGTTACAACGCTACCAGCACCTAATGAAGCAGCTTGTCCTGCATCATAATGATAATAGTTTGTTAAAGTAAAAGATGCTGCGGCAGTTCTTAAAGTATTACTATATCCATAAGCATTACTTGTTACATCTGACTGAACAGTTCCGTCTTGTCTTATTGCATAAGAAGTTACTGCACCTGTTATACCCTTTTCACTTCTTAAACTATATCCTGTCAAACTTGTAGTACCAATCCCTAAACTTCCTGCAAGGTAATTGTTTGCAGTGCCATTCATGTAGAGATTCCAAGAGTTAGTTGCAGCAGCAAGATTACCTCTAAAACCATAATTGTTTGTAGCACCACTTAAAGTAGATTCTGCTAAAAAACCTGTTTGATTTGTTACAGAAGAACCTATACCTATTGTGCCTTGATTTGCATAATAATGAATTAAAGTAGGAAGTGTAAAACTTGAAGCAGCAGTTGCCACTTGAGTTGCATTGTAATAACTTGCAGTTGTTACATCTGATTGGACTACACCTCTATTAAAAATTCCATAACTTATTGTTGCTCCAGTTATTGTTTTGTCAACAACTAAACTACGCCCAGTTAAATTTGTAGAACCAATACCTAAAGCACCATTTACAAAACTATTAGAACCTAAACTAATTAAAGAGCCATCATCGGTAATATTACTATTACCTATTGCACTTGTACCAGTAAATTTAGGTAAAGTGTTTGTAGTACCAGTTCCAGTTACTGGGTTTGTTAAAACCGCTTGATATTGTGGAATATTTAAAGTTCCACTTGTGTATGTCGCAGCACCACTTGTACCAGTTGTAGTTAAAGTAATTGCGTTTTGTGCTCTCGTATTTGTAAAGTAAAGATTTGTAGAACCTTCACTAATGTTATCAGTAGTTAAACTAACTGCACCAGTAAACCCATTTACAGAACTTACTGCATCTGTGTTATCTACTTTTTGCCATGCAGTTCCATCATATATCGCCCAGTCTCCTACTTTCCAATCCGTAATGCCGTTTAAGTTAGTAGAACCTGCAACATTTACGATATAGTAATAACCTTTAGTACCAACACTTGATGTTAAGGTAGGAGTATTTGTAGATGCGTTCCATACACTTTGATAGATAGAACCACCAATCAATCCGTTGATTTGATTTTGTACTTTACCAAAAGCATCTAAGATAGAATCAGTAGCACTTACGCTACCGCCAGTTACATTTAATCCAGTAAGTACTTTTCCAATTACTGCACTATTCGTTAAAGTAACTGAAGCTGAACCCGGTCCACTTGCAGTAGCCTCACCAGTTAAAGCAGTAATGTAGTTACCAGCAGCTTGTTTATTGTTAAAGGTATTCCAATCAGTACTTGAAAGGTAACCATCTGTTGTAGTATTAGCTTGACTAATAGAGATAGCGTTTGATGCTATGCTTAAAGGTGCAGATGCACTTGTGATTCTATTAGTATAAGCAGTATCCCAGTTCGTTTGAGAACCAGTAGTAGGTATGCCATAACCAGCAGATGTACTAAGCACACCTGTTGTGTTATCGTAGTCAAGTCCAGTTACTGTTTCACTAATCGCTGCTCTTGCACGAGTATTAGTAAAGTATAAGTTTGTACCCTCTGTTACTTGTGTTGTTGTATAATCACCACTTTGAGCAGTTACGACACCAGTTCTACCAAACACCGAAGTAACCGCATCAGTATTATCATCAGTCCAAGATGCAGTTATTGTTCCTCCGTCTTGTTGGTTAAGCGTTAAAGTCTTTGTTGTTGTACCAGTAACACCAGCAGAAATGATTGAATCATTGTAAGCAGTATTCCAAGTAGCTTGACTTGCCGTTGTAGGTATTCCGTAGCCAGTTGTAGTGCTTAAAACACCAGTTGTAGAGTTATAGTCTAAACCAGTTACACTCTCGCTAAAAGCAGCCCTTGAACGAGCATCTGTATAGTAAAGGTTAGTACCCTCTGCTATGTTAGTCGTAGTACCAGCAGTCTTAGTCCATAAGTCAGTAGCAGCTACATATTGTAAAATATCTCCGTTATTAGGATTTTGAGCAGAAACATCATGTAACTCATCCATCTCATATCCATTCTGTATTCTTACCTCTACTACTCCTTGAGTAGGATGTGAACGAACTACTATACCAACATACACTAAATGAATTGGTGCGTAAGGCTTAGTTGATGTCCACGCACCAGCATTTGTACCACTTAAATAAAGTTGAGTACCTACTGGGTATGCTTGAGTATCTAAATTGTTTAAAGAACCTAATACTACTACATAACCATTATTCATGTTAGTAATATCAAATTGCACTACTCCATATGTTTGAGCAGATGTAGCATCTCCACTTGCAATAGCTTTAGTAACAGTTGGCAAGTTGCCTTGACCACCATTAATATAAACTACTGTTCCCTTAGCTAAGGTTGCACCAGTTGAGTTATAAACTTCAGTTACAAGTCTTGTAGCCTCTGCATCATCCCAAGAAGCGGTTATAGTACCACCATCTTGTTGAGTTAAAGTAAGTGTTTTAGTTGCAAGACCAGTTACGGCTGCACTATTAATCTTATCATTATAAGCAGTAGTCCATAAAGATTGGTTAGCATCAGTTGGAATTGAATAACCACTCGCTAAACCTAAAGCTAATGTACCAGCAGTAGTAATTGGATTTCCGCTTATCGTAAGTCCAGTAGGAACACTCATGTTTACAGAGGTAACAGTACCCACATAAGTTTCGGTATTGTTCACCCAGCTTGTTCCGTTATAAACTAAGGCTTGACCAGTCAAAGGGTTAGTGATTGTTACTCCGCCTAATTGGGTCAAAGTATAATCTCCCTCTTGTGCTACTACGTTACCAACTCGACCAAATACAGAATAAACGTTATTAGGCAAAGGGTAGCCTCCTTGAGGAGCCTCAATAGTTACTACCGTTGTGTCTACGTTTATGTCTATTTGGTCTTGATTTATTGTTATCTCTGTACTCATTAGATTTGTGTTATATCTTGATAAACTATGAACGTTCCCCAAATATAAGTTTTCGTAAAGTCATCTGGGAATACTACTGTCATGTCATAAACATAGTTTCCAGCAGCTATTGTTATAGGATAATCTACCGTTATAAGATTATTATTTACCCCACCTATTGTTATGCCACCGCCAGTGCTATCTAATGTAGCAGAAACAGTTGTAGACTTTATGCTTGGTCTGATTTGAATTTCACAATAAGCACCAGTCAAATTGATAGCCACATCGTTTGCAAATAAAGCAAATGTTTGAGCCCAGTTATCATTTTTCCAAATTTGGATATTATACGTTGCTGGTCTTAAATCAGCACTATTGTTACAAGACATAATAAGATATTTTTACAAATTTACTAATTTACTTTAACAAGCAACTGGAGTATTATTTATAGTAGAGGTTGCCAAGTTAAATCTTGCTCTAAAACCAGCACCTGTAGTATTCCAAGTTCTAAAGTGTAAGAATAAACCACTATAGCCACTCATAGGGAATATCGTTGTCAATGTGTAATCTTCATAAAACACAGTTCCAGCAACAGGGGTTGCCGTATTAGTCCAAGCTATTGTGTAAATATCTAAAAATAAAGAACAAGCAGTTAGGGAAGATGTATCTCCATTTGAGGAAAGTTCCCATTTGTAAACACCTGTTATTGGGGTTAAGTCGGATTTAACAGGCAACTGATTTAGGGCTTTAGAAGTAATAGGATTAATAACCACATAAGCCTCAGCCTCGTTTCTTGTAACCATAAGGCTACCAGGAGGAGTAGATGATCCAGCTAATTGGAATACCCCAGTATTAACAGCATCCAAAAGGTTATTTCTGCTTATACATTGATTATTTGCTAGTCCTGCCCAACTCATGTTCTAATTTTTTTAGCTTATTTTCTAAGTATTGAATCTTGGCAACCATAACTTGATTGTACGCTACATTTAAAAAACCATCTTCTCCTTCTGACACAGCAGAAGGTATAACCTCAGATACCTCTTGTGCGTAATATCCTACCTCTTCCTTGCCATTTTTAACGTAAAGGTAGGCTTGTATATCACCGACATTTTGAGGGGCAAAATTCGCCTCTAATTGCGTTTTAAGACGCTTATCTGATGACTCAAAGAAACCTGTTGCCGTTAGGTTGCCTGATAGGGTTCCTCCAGTTAAAGGTAAGTAGGTGCTTGAAGCAGCAGAAGTGGTTAGGTAAGTACTATTGTCATATGACACACTTGTGCCACTAACCTTTACAAAACCAGTACCATTGAGTTGATTTTGCTTACCATTAAAGGTATTCCAATCTGTGCTACTCAGGAATCCATTAGAGCCTGAACCTGCCTGACTAATGCTGAATACACCAGTAGAACTATTATAGGATAAAGGAGCTGTAGCTGAAAAGAAACCAGCAGCTACATAGGTTGGTGTAAAGTTAATCCAACCGCCTGGAGTATATCTTAATAACTGACCATTAGAAGGACTTGTTATAGTCACATCTGTTAAATCTTCTAAAGCTGGTGCAGGTGGAGTTGACCACGTTAAATCACCTCTTAGATATTGGCTTGTTGTTCCTGTTCCTAAAGATTGTTGTTTGGCATCCCAATAGTTATAATCAGCAGCCGTAACATATCCTGCTGTTGTACTATTTGCAGCAAGTAAGGTATATCTACCAGTTGCACTATTATATGTCAATGCAGAGCCTACGTTAGCACTAAAAGCAGCCCTTGCTCTTGTATTTGTGTAATATAAATTTGTTGAACCCTCTGTAACTAAGTCTGTATTGTAATCACCACTAACTGCTACAACTGCTCCAGTACGACCAAAAACGGAAGTAACCGCACCAGCAGCAGCAGAGTAAATTGGAATATTCAAAACTCCAGTAGTACTATTATAAGTTGCCGCACCACTCGTTCCAGTAGTCGTTAATGATAACGCTGCCCCACCAGATGCCGATAATGTGTCTCCAGTTAATGTTAAACCAGAGCCAATTATTATTTTAAATAAATCTCCTAAGTTATCAGCCCCAGTAATTACATTACCAGAACCGCCCATAAAGGCAAGACTTGCAGACCCAGTTACTTGTAATTGATGTGCCATAATTAATTAAATAATCCTCTTACAAATTCATCAGCTTCTAATGCTCTACCAAAAGTCAATACACCAGTTAGTGTATTAAACTTTACTTGCTCACTTGTTGGAACACCACTTGTGATTATATTTCTTACATCTATTCCACCTCTTGATACATAAACACACTCTTTACCAATCATGTCAGCCCAAGTTATTGTAGTTTCGCCACCAGTTGCAGTATATTGTTTATTGTAAACTTGACCCTCTCTAATAATTACACCGCCTGGAGTTATTTGTGTTCCAGCAACTCCATAAGCACCGCTACCTTGTAATGTTACGCTATATGTTCCCACGTCTTTATAAGGTGCGTTTAATTGTAGGCTCGTTAAGTTACAAGTACCACTAATTACTACTAACCCATCAACACCGTTATCAATAGCAAAGTCAATTACAATCGGAGTTCTATCTAATTGTAAATCTAATAATGCTAAATAGTTGTATTGATTATTTAAGGCAACTAAACCATCACAAGTTACTTGCCAACTTGCTACATCGTTTTTATATTCTCTAAACCATGCAGAACTTTGAGATGTAACCTCCATTTGCTCAACATTTACACTAAAAGTGCAATTAGTAGAACAAGCAAAAGGTATGTCTTCGTAAGGAGTTACGGAAGTGTTCCTTTTGTATAAAATCATATTATTTCCTATAACTGCCATATGTCAAAGTTAATTTATTTAAAGTATTGTATGTAATTTATTGTTGCATCAATATCATCGTTACTAATTTCTAATAAAGTTCCGCTTATTGTATTTGCACCATAATTAATTGAACTATTGCCTAACATATAAGAATTAGTAGATACATTTATTTGTGCTGGGTCTGTATCAGTTGCCTTCAACATTTTAGATGCGTTTACAATTGGATAACTTGTATTTGTAGTTTCAAAGCTACTTAATGAACAATCTATGTTAATTATATTCTTACCATATGAGTTTATATATTGTCTCATTAGTAAATCAGTCATACTACTAAATAGCCCAGTTATGCCAAATCTATACCAGTTTAAAAGTGGACTACCATCTGATTTTAAGAACACACCAACAGATGTAGGGAACCCAGATATTCCCACATAGCCAAAAGGGATATCTACATCTTTAACGTATTCTTTATTATTATTTATGTAAGCAAAGTAATCTACTTTGTTATAGTCGTATTCAGCAGTTACTACAAATTGAGTTACAGTACAAGTATTACCTACTGAATTATTAAACTCTACTGTTAATTGACCACTTATAGGGCAAGGTAAAGTAGAGAAAGAAAACTCACCATTTGCTCCCTCTGGTATTGTATATCCAGAACTTGCAGTACTTTGCCAGTCTTTATTATTATTTAGGTAATATGTTGTTGTACCGTCAAATACAGTCATTGAAACATAACCTCTTGTACCACTTCCACCATTTAAAAATAACATTGAATAATTTAATACCGCATTAGCACTAATTTTAGGCATGAAGTTGTTAATCATTCTTGTATAACCACCTCCACCTCCTCTTACTAATGTTATTTGAGTATAAGACTCTGTTGCATTATTTACCAGAAAAAACGATGAACCAACTCCAACGTTAGTTACTGTCCAAGATTGCGGAGCAGATGTTAAATTAGGATATATTTTTAAATTACCATTATCAACTAAGTTTTTATCTTGATTAATTTCAATAGAAGTTTGTACTCTATTAAATCCTTTTAAGATAAGTTTAAACTGCTCATTGTTTATAAAATATAAACCGCTTGTATTACCAATGTATCCTTGTATTGTACTTGATGTATTTAAAGTACTTCCACTTGATACAACTGCTCCTAAGTAATTGTATTGTGTAAAGTAATTATTTGTATTTGCAAATTCGTTAATTGCTACAACCCACCATTTCCCACCAGCTTGGAATAGTCTACAACCAAAAGACTTTATTAATTTATTTAATACGTCAAAGCTATTCTCATAAGTATAGTCTTCGTTTTTAAAAGTTCTTATAGGTAAGAACGTTTGACTAAATGGCTCGTATTGTGTTCCATCTGCTCTATCATTCATATCAAGAGCAAAGTAGGAACAAACTGTCATCAAGTTAGGGTTAGTTGGAAAACTTAAAGAGTTTAAACAAGTTAAGATATAAGTTAATACACTTAACTGACTATTTGTTCTGTTACCAACACTATTAATATTTAAAGGAATATTTCTAAGCATCCCTAAACCATCGACACAATTAAAAGACAATTGCTTTCTGCCAGTTGAATAACTTATAGATACATTATCACTTAGAGTATATCCACACCATTCTAAGTCAGAGCCTAAATATAATTTGGCAAAATACTTTCTATCGTTTACAGTAACAAAGTCTGGAATGTTGGATAAGTTATCTGTAACGTCAATAGTACAAGACAATTCACTTGCATAGATTGCTTCATAAATATCATCACCGCTTGGAATATATTGTAAAGATATATCTACTCCAATATACTCTATTAAAGTAGGAGCAGATGGTAAATCTTCTTGTAAATACAAGTAAGCCGTTTTACTTGTTTTAGTAGCATATGTAATTTTGTATTTATCGTAGTATGCCATTATCCTCGTCTATATTTTAAAGATGTTTCGCTTCTATTCATTGCCAATACTAAATCTGTTCCTCTTAAAATAAACTCACCATTCCCACCGCCACCATTAGAAGCCATTGCTCCAGCGTTAAAAGTATTGTTCATTAAATTGCCTAATTTACTAAGTGGCATAACCGCTTCGCTTTCGTTCCCTTCTCCTACCATTGCAAATGTTGGCTTGGTTACAATTCCACCATCTGCAAGTCCTAAAAATCTTTTAAATACACCCTTAAACCCACCGAGAGATTCACTAACACCTTGCATTCCAGGAATCATATTTAATATTGCAGTAAATGCTGCGGCTTTAATTGCTGCAAAAGCAATTTGTTCAGCAATCCCAATAAATACATTTTTTAGAGCCTCACCAATTGACTGCCCTTGCTGCATCGCAGAAAATAAATTCATAAATGCATTTGCTGCATAATTTGACAAAGTATCTGCTAACTGAATATTTGCATCGGTTTGTTCTTTAGTAATTTGTATATCTAAAGCCTTTTGCTCATTAATTTTCTTTTGTTGCTCGTAAAATACACTTGTTTTACCTTGTAAATAATCTCCTAACTCCCCAGTCATTTGTTGTTTGCCAAATGCTGCTATATCTGCTTTTCTCTTTCTTTCTGCATTTGCTTTATCTTGTGCAGTTTGACCAGTAATATATTGAGCCGTCTTGCCTAATTCTTTTCTTAATCTAATAGCCTCTAATATTGCATTGTTTTCCTTTCTTAAATTAGAGGAAAACGTATCAGTTGTTTTTGTTATTTCTGTATTAAAGTTTTTTGTACGAGTAGCATATTTATCTTGCTCGTTTGCAGCTTCATTAAATTGTTTAGCTATGCCTTTAAATACTTCTTCTAATGTTTTAGCCTTACTACCTATCGCTTCTGCACCTAATATGTCAGTACCAGTTATTGCTGGTCCACCAGTTAATTTAGATAAAGCAAACGCACCTAATCCTTCACCCATAAACAAAGAACCCTTGTTTACATTTTGTGGTGCATTTTGTGCTTCTAATTGTTTAAACGCTTGTTCTGCTGCTTTTTGTAATGCAATTTGTGCAGCTGCTCTAAATAATGCAGCTTTTACATAACTTTCTTTATTATTTATAAATACTTTCTCGGCTTCGGCTATATCCTTTGTAGTTCCATAAACCTTGCCTAAACTATTGTTATATTGGTCTAATGCATCCTTTTTAGATAACGTGCCATTTCTAAATCTTTCAAACGCATTATTTACATTCTCAACTTCTACATACGCATTCGCAAATTCTTTTTTTGTTTGGCTAAATGCGTTATTGTATTCTTTTAAACTTTGTGAGCCACCAGTTACTTTGTTAAAGAAATCTCCAATCTCATCTCCAAAAGCCACTATTAATGATGTTGCCACACCAATTGCTAAGCCAATACCAGCTGGACCAGTTAATCCAGCAGCCATTGCTTTTAATGCTTGTGTACTACCTCCAGATTCTTTTTGTAAACGTTGGAATGACTCAAGTAATGGGTTAATGTTATTGGCTATACCCATAAAGCCATACGGAGCATCTTGAGCAACTCTTGACAAGTTTGATAGGGCTTGAGTTGCTTGGTTACCAACCTTACCAAAGTTTTGCATTTCCCCTTTAAGACCTTTAGATGCCTTAATAAAGTTTTGCAGATTATCTAATGCCTCTTTGGTATCAGCAGTTATAACGAGTTTTAATGTTTCTTGTGCCATCTTTAATTTTTAACTCCGTACATTTTTAAAGTCCTTGCTAATTCTTCATTTGTTAGCATTTTCTTTTCCTCTGCTGGTTGGTTATCGTCAATTTCTGGGATGTGCCAAAACGCTTTTAACGATTTGGGGCTTTTTTCCGAAGTGCTACTTAAATATACAATATAGGCGAGGTTTCGTGTCCTCGCCCATTCGTTTAACTCTTGTTTTTCCTTTCCCATTACAATAATAGAAAAGTCCTTCCAAGTCATCTCCCAAAACTCGCTTGGGCGTATATTACATTCAGCAGCCTTAACTAAAATATCATCCCAACTTAGTTTTATTAGACTTTTTTTTTGTCTTCTTTAGGAGTTCCACTTACGGTAGTAACAGTATTTTGTACTATGTATTTAAAATACTCCATTACTGGACCCTCTGTGTTAAATATCCCTCCTATTTCGTCTATCCAATCACATACATCATTTTCTGTGTATTCAATTGGTTCTTTCTTGCTATTACAAGCTGATTTATAACCAGCATAAATTAGCTTTATAATAACATCTAAGTCTAATACCTTTCCGCCTACTAATTCAAAATATTGGTCTATGGTAATGTTCATGTCTTTGCAGAACTCTCTCATTGCCCATGTACCCCATTTTAAATCTATTGTTTTGTTGTTTGTTTCAAATTGATGCATATTGGTTTTTTGTTTTTATTATTGTTCTGTTTGTGTTACTGGCGGTGCATAAACTACAAATGTTGCAGAAAACTTAACGTCATCTTTATCATCTGCATTTACGTCAAAGTTAGAAATCCAAACACTACCGCTATAAGTAATGTCTCCAGTTGTTGGAGTTGCTTTACCCATTTTCATAGCAAATACAGTTCTTGCAGCATGAGCAGCATATAATTGTTGGTAGCTATCTTTTGCTGGGCTTCCAGTTTCGTCAATTGCAAAACCTTCACATTGGAAAGATTGTGTAAATGATGGTCCAGGTTGGAATTCATCTCCACATTTAGAAGTTGCATCAATAGTGTTTACAGTTGATGTAAGTGAGTTTGATGTTAGACAAGCAACTGGCTTAAAAGTTGCGTTCCCATCAATGTCTGCAAGTAGGATATAATCTCTTGCTGATACTTTAGTTTCTGGCATTTTATTTAATTTTGAGTTATTATTATGTTATATGTTATAATCGTTCTAAATACATTATCCATTGGGTTTATTCCGTCTAAGTTTCTGATACTTGCCACACTTAAAGATGAACTATAAAAGCCATTTGCGAGTGTTATGTTAGTATCTGAATTTATAGCAGTCAAAACTAAATTGCTAATCGTTTCAGCACGTTTATAGCCAAAGTTAGCATTTTTTGTAACAATGTCCACATCAATAGATACACCATTTGTGTAACCAGATTTCCCTTGTTCTTGAGTTGATGTTCTTCCAGTCATTACAATATATTCATCACCAGCCCCCTCTGGTGCTATACCATCATAAACGATTAGACCACTTGCACTTGTTAAGTTGGTATAAAACCATTTCTTTATTTCTATATTAGGGTTAAGCATTTAATATCTTTTTTAGTTTTTCTATCAATTTAGGCTTTTCTTGCTCGTAAGCTGGTATTAAAAAAGGTTGTGGTCTAATACCATTTTTTAATATTTTAATAGCCAAAAACCTTGCTAATTTCTCGTCTTGTGATTGTTTTAGTTTACTTCCACCTTGCCTTCTACCACTCTTCACGCTATAAGTTCCAGCTAATCCCTTTCTTTTAACCCACAAAGTTAAAGCCTTAATCATATCATCTAAACTGCCACCTCTCTTGCCTTTAAACGTTGCAGCGTATTCTTCATACCCAGCTGGTATAGAAACCTTACCTCCAGTTCCAAATTCTACATATGCCCCATAAGACGCACCAACTTCTACATAGTGAGTTAATTTATCTTTTGATGTAGCGTGAATACTTTGTCTTAATGTACCCATATTTACTGGAGCCAGACGTTTTGCTATCTTTTCTATTCTTAATGTAGATGCAGATATTTCTTTAGCTAACTCTGTACTTACATTGTTTTCTATTTCTTTTAACTTTTTTTCAAGTCTTGGTATGCCAGATAAGTCTATTCCAAAGCCCATTATCTATAAATTACAAGTTCGTAAAATCTCTTTTGATTCTCTACATCCTTTACAGAATGTATAGTATATCTTGACCCTTCAACTTCTACCTCATAATTTTCGTTTATCGTAACTCCATATCTGATATAAAGCACTGCTCTTTGGTCAAATTGCAATTCCGACTCGTCTATCTCTCTTGCCTTATTATCTGGTCTTAAATCGCCCCAAACAGTGCTTTGTAGGGCAAATGTCGTTGTATATCCACCTTGCCCATCACTAACACGAGTAGGAGCATAAACCAATACTTGACGAGTCATTGTATTAGCATCAATATAATTAGCTTTTGCTTTACCTAATTTCATATTATAATATTGGCGAAGTTTTAGTCCATCTTTGACACGCTCTATATGTTTTCTCACAAATACCAGAGTTGCCGTCTAAACCTCTATTCTCGTAATCGTAACTTACTTGGTCTAATATTGCTATTTTAAGGTCTTGTGGGATACAGTCAAAACCAGCGTTATAAGTCGCTTTCATGTCGTTTTGTGCTGGGTATTTAACCTTAGGATAAGCACCGCCAATTAGTTTATAATCGTTGCTATCAATTTCATCTCCGTTATTATCGTATAAAGAAAGGAAATAAGTTACTGGACCAAATGGTAAATCAAAGTTTGCACCTTCATTACAAAACCACACCTCAACTTGACGAGGGATTAGGCTTAAATTAGTAATTTGTTCAATAGCCTCTCTTGCTTGAGTTATCATGCTTTCAATCAACGCATCTTCAGTAGATGTCGTTACTCTACAATACAATTTAGCCTCTGCAAGTGTAACTGGCTCTGTTACTGGAGCATTGTTAGAAAATTGGTAATCATTCCTATAACTGTACATATTCCCTTTTTTACAAATTTACATTAATTATAATAAAAAACCCCACCGATTAAGATGGGGTCTTTATTTTAGATGGATATATATTATCCTACGTTTCCTAAGTCAGCATAGATAGCAGATGTAGTCAACATTAAGTTGATGTCTTCGTAACACTCGATACGAGCAGTTACTAAGTTCTTTTGGAAGTTCTCGCCATTCTCATAAGAGAACTCGATAGCTAATCCTTCAACTTCTACTCTTTCGATGTAGTTATTGTCGATAATCAATACTTTGTCATCAGTTACCCAAGATGCAGATACTACTGGAACACCCCAGATAGTCATACCACCATTAGCGTTTACAATTACGCTACCGTTACCAGCATAGTAACCAGCATCGATAGTAGCTTTCAATAAACGACCCATTTGAGTTTGGCTTACTAAAGCGAAAGAAGGAACGAAGTTTGCAGTCTTTTGGTTACCGATGTAATCAACTAATTGCTTTAAATCGTTTGTTTCTGCAGTTGTAGTAGAACCAGTTGCAGCACCAGATACAGTACCGAAGAATGCAGCGTTCTCAGCCTTAAAGAAATCTCTTTGTAACATTCTTGGTAAAGTTTGAGTCATGAAAGGTAATGACTTTAACATTTGCTTAGAGAAAGTTGAGAAACCAGCTAAGTAGTCGTTTACAACTTTAACTTCTGTTAAAGAGTAGTTGTTCTCACCTTTATCAGAACCTTCTGTTTGGTTAGCAATGTTGTTAGTTAAACCAGCGTTCTCACGATAGTAAACATACAAACCAGTGCTTGAACGTACAGTAGGGATTAAATCTCTAAAGTTAATGCTTTGTGCTGGTTGGATAGCTGGATTAGGAGCATAAGTTGCTACTGAATCACCAGTTAAGTTACCAGATAAAGTCATTGTCTTAACATCAGATAAATCTAAACGGAACTTACCGTTAGACTTTAAAGACTTCTCCATTGCATCCATGTTACCATCTAATTTCTCCATGATAACTTCGTCAATGTACTTTACTTCTTTCTTAGCAGCTTTCTTTTGAGCAGCTAATTGAGAATCGATTTGCTTTTGTAACTCGTCTTTTACAACAGTTACAGATGCTTTTACCTCTTCGATAGAAGCACTTGTGTTAGCTTGAAAACCTTTAAGGTTCTCTGCCATTTCGTTAATTAAATTTTCCATTTTTTACTTTTTAAATAGATTGTTAAAATGATTGATTGCTTTCAATACGTCTTCATTACTTTTCTCCTCTACTACTGTTTCGGTCGGCTCAACTGATGGCTCGGGTTGAGTGATAGTTTCAACAATGTCAAGTTCTAATAATGCAGCTTGTATTTGTTTTATTTGAATCTCCATTAAAGCAAAAGTGTCATCTGTAAAGGTTCCACCTCTAAATGCCTTAATCAAGTTTTCTAAACGCAAAGATAAAGTCTCCTTGTTTTCTTTTAATTCACCCTTGAATCCAAGAGTTGGAGTTTCTGGGTTAGCACCCCAAAGAACCGCTGAACCTTCATACAGTTTTAATTCTGTAATTGTTCTAACTCCAGTCTTTTGGTCTACTGTACTTTTTAATGTAGTAAAACCGATTGAGTGTTGATTGATTAAACCAGCCTCGTAAAGTTTGATTGCATCTTCGCCACACTCTGTTTCGATTAAGTCAGTAACTGCAACAAGCATATCGCCTTCAACGTACAATTCTTTAGGCTTACCTAAAGTATGTGCCATATCGGCTTTATGGTCTACTAATGACCAAATCATATTCTTGCCCTCTGGTCCTCTTTCTTTTATTGTTTTTGTAAACGCTTCAGCTACGATAATATCGCCATCTAAATCTACGTTTCCTAAACGAGACCAACACGCTTTTACTGTTCTTGTTTCTGGGGTGATGTCTAATATCATTTCATCATAACCCTTTTGCTCGATTTTACTCATAAAACAAAGTTATTATATTTTTTATTATTGCAATGCATCCGCTACTAAGTTTCCAATTGTCATTCCTATTACGTTTCCAAGTAAACCCCAAATTACTCCAGCATCTCCTTTTGGCGGATTGTTTTGTAGTGTTTGTAATTTACCATCGCTACCTCTTACTGCCTCATATCCTAAGGTACATCTGCAATTACATACGTTAGCAGCACGAGCAGTTGAATCGCCTGGATGTAACATATAATCTACAAATGTTTTACCCTTAACCATAAACTTTTCATCCATAGGAACTGTTACTCCGTCCATGTGTAAATGGTCAGCACTATCTCTTGGTATTCTACGAGTTCTGTTATCTCTTGTCGCTATCCATTCTTTAACAGTTACTAAGCCAGTAGACATTGCACCAACCATTGAGCCAGTATTTGCTGCTCTTGATGTTTCAGTTCTTGCTATAAGTTCTGCTCTATAATCTGTAATACCAGATACTCTAAGCATAGGGATTAGTTCGCTTATAGATAAGTTTTGTCTTGCTCCTTGTAATAAGAAGTTTCTTATTTGTTCCTTTGTAGTGTCAGTAATGTCGGATGCTAATTGGTCTAATCCTTTAGTTTCTAAGTATTGTAAAATAACATAAGCAAATAGGTCTGTCTTAGCTGACTTTTGCTCGAATGGTCCAGAATAGCCCTTTGTAGCCTTTTTAACGTCCTTTTCTGCTATTAATGCCATCTTTGTACCCAAAGCAACGTGGAGTTGCTTAATGGTCTTTTTAAGGGCTTTATCGCTTATTGCGTCATAGTCTTGTGTACGGCAAAACGTATCTACTTGCTTTTGTAGTTCTTTCTTGAACTTAGGCGAGTACTGCTTTAATGCGTTTGCATAAAGTTTACAATAGTCTTGCCAAATCATTTACTCTGGTATTTGTAATGGTTGGAAATCGTCAGCTGATTGAAGTGAAGATGGAATGTAAAGTTTTTCCATTTCCGCCTCTGGTATGTAGTCTGGTATTTCAATTCCCATAATGTCCATTTTTTGCTTAGGAGCAATCCACCACGCTTTATCTAACCATTCTACTTGCTCGTTCTTGTTTGCCTCAAGTTCACCATAAATAGATGCATCAAAATCTACATAAATATCAGTTCCTTTATAGCCCCAGTCAGAATGTAGCTTTCTGTTGATGTTATCTCTAATACCAGTTAATAATGGTAACGCACAACGTAATGTCAAAGCCTTCTCGCCTTCTCTTTGGTTATTGTAAGTCTTGTTGTCGCTATCGTTTAATAATTGTGCCGGTACTCCGTAAATATTGCAAAGTGCTTTCATATCCCACTTCTCACTCTCAATAATGTCAAGTTCTACCGGACTTAATCCTATTTGTTTCCAATCTACTTTATATCCACTTACTGCAATAGAGTTAAAGTTACTTGCACCACCTTTCTCACTAACCGCCTTCTTTAATGCTTGTGCTTGTTGGCTTCCACTCATTGGGTCAAATCTATCATCGTTCATAAAAAGAACTCCAGCTGGACCTCCATTCTGAAAAGATGCAACCGCAGCAGTCTTGGCTTCGTTCGAACGAGTCAAGTTTTTCGCAGCAGCCATTAACGGAGATTGACCATATAATTGATTGCCAGTAGTATTCCATTGTGGGTTAAAGTATTTGTCTTGTAAAATTTCTTGTTTGCTAAAATCCCAAAGCGGTCCATAGTTTAATTGATAACCAGCTATCGTTGGAGGGAATCTTTGAATATCAGCTAAAATATACATATACTGTGCTGGTAAAACGTACAACTCATAAGGTTTGCCGTTATTGTTACCGCCTTCTATCATCTTAGCGTACACAAATGAATTACCAGTAACTAATTTGAAACCAGCCCAAGCCTCAATAAAATCTCCCCAAGTATCTTGCTCGTTAGGGTATTTTAATAATTCATTTAATCTACCATCGTTCTTATATAATTCAAATGCTTTGCTATGTAGCTTATGTACTTCTTTCCAGTTCTCAATTTTATCTGGTTGGCTCATTAAAGCCTTGTATTTTTTAGCAGCAACTTCATCTACTACCTTATAAACGTGCCATGGGGCTATCTTTGCTTTATCAGTAATTAACTTTACAATTGAATAAACTATATCGTTTGCTTGGTAACCATCGTTTACAAAGCTAATATTATCGCCACCTTGCCACGTTACTATCCCTTGTTGTATTGCTACTTGTCCGTTAAAAGGAATGTTAGGTAAAATAGTGTTTAGCTTCTGTTTTGTTTTCAAGAAGTCAAATAATCCCATTTGTGTATATTTTAGTCAAAGTTAAAGATTTTATATTAGAATACGCTTACTTGGAATTTAGGAGTGTATTCGAAAATCATCCTCATTGCTAAACAATCGCTAAAGTCTGGAGAACGACCTATCAAGGCTTTTACTTTATCCTTTGGCATTACTCCTTTTTTGCCATCGTTATCTACTGACTTTTGTTTGACTTGCTCTAACTCTTGTATAATCTTTTCTTTAGTTGTGCCACTTGCATTAATAAAGATTTTATTATCGTTCATTAACTCTGCTAACTTAAAGTAGCATTGTGATTTAAGGTTATCAAAGTTTTCCTTTTGTCTTGTTATAGGGTTTTCTAATGGAGAACTATTGTTCACAAAACCTTTGCACCTAAGTATATCTACAACACCACCTCCTACACCATCTTCATCGACTACTATTTGCGAGTTAGGTACTTGATGCTCTGCTTGGAATTGTTTTATAATTTCAGCCACCTCAACAACTGACTTCCCATTGTATTGATGAAGTTTAACACGAAACCCATCCCAAATACCAATAACAGTACTATCAGAGCCAAAACGTGCAACATCACAAGTAATATAGTGTGGACCAGAAGGTATGTAGCCGCTATTAAAAGAATCAAGAATCTTGTCATATTCGATTAGTATTGATGGGTCATTAGAGTATTCCCAGTTACCAAATAGCAAACGCTCCTTTGAAACTGTATCTAAGGTTAAAAGGTTTTCCTTATAGTGCTTTGAGATAAATGGGTTATCGTCAATAAGGGATGCAATAAATTGTTTGTTCTTCGCTATTGTGCCGTCTACTTGTGGTTTGTAAAACTCCGAGTATGTCCAGTTCTTAGCTGGGTTACAAGTGTAAAGTACTTTAGGGATTAGTTCGTTTTCGTCAAGCTGGTATCTTATCCTTGACTTGATAATGTTTCGTGCCTTATCTTCTATCTGGTTAGCCTCGTCTATAAATGCATCTGTAATCTCTAATGAACCCAACTCGTCAAAGTTAGGGTCGCTTGGGTAAGCATAAAGGTCTTTAAGTAGAATCACCGAGCCGTTAAATAATTCTATTTGGCTCATTTGTCCGTTATACTTATAATGTTTACCAGCTTCTAAGCCTTGCATCTTTGCCACTTGAAAGAATGAAACCAATGTAGTTTCTTTAAGTGTCTTTAGTACGGCTCTACCTATTAAGCCTCTTGTGTTTGGGTATTTTAGTCTTTGCTTTAACTGCCAGTAACATCCTAATGCAGTCTTGCCTCCTCCAGCACCACCGCCAAATAAAATCTCATTTGTGGTTTTATCTTCAAGTAAATCTAAGGCTATTGTTTGTTTTATTGATAATTCCATTATAGGCTGCCAGTATTTCCAACGTAAGTTTTTTTCTCCTCCCAAGTTATGTTCATACCACCGCTTACTTCTACCTCTGTTGATTGCTTAGGCTTACCTTCTAATCTATCTAAAATTATCTCATAGGCTTTAAGGTCGCCCTTTCTCGCCTTAGCTATAATCTGCATATCTAATTGTTCTGCTATGCTAAATTCCTCCTCCTCTCCAGTTACTGGGTTTCTAACCTTAGTAACTAATTCAAGTAAACGTAAAAGCCTTGTCTTGCTATTTTGTACTCCCTTAGGTTTACCAGCTGGATTGCCAGACACTCCTTTAGGAAATGGTTTAAGATTTTGTTCGTTTGCCATATCTCACTGAATTTTCATTGAATTACAAAGTTAGCCATTAAACCATTGCAACCAAATTTGATGTGCTATTTGAGCAGTCATAACAGGGGGAACTGACATGCCTATCAAATATTTAGGTCTTAAATCTTTAAAGTTATAGTCTAAAGGATAAGTTCCTATTTTACAAAAATCACTATTAGACAAAGAATTAGGTTTGTTATAATGGAAAATAGGGCTTGAATCAGTAGCTATAATTGTGTTACAAACTACATTAGGACTAATTTTATATGATCCAAAGTAATGCCCTTTAGGGTGAACCTTACTTAAACTACTACCTTCTGGGCATTTTTGCCATAATTCTAAAGATTCTCCAGTTATAGGCTTACCTGTTGATCCATCTTCAATTTCTTTATAAAGTACTGGTCTTTCGTTAAAGTCTAATCTTAAAGGTTTATAGTTAAGTTCTTTTTTATACCCTGTAAAGAATACTCTTTCTCTCCTTTGTGGAACTCCCATAGAAGCGCCATTTAATAGGAATATTTGTACTTTATAGCCTGCCTGTTCCATTGTTTGAACTATCTTCTTAGAATAAGCCTTAGCATTACCTAAAATAATACCTTTTACATTTTCTAATAAAAATACTTTAGGTTGTAGTTTTATAATTGTATTACAATATTCAAAGACTAAGTCATCTAAAGTTTGTACTGCTTGCCCTTCTCTAAATTGCTTTTCTTTACCCCAAGCCTTTTCTCTACTTCCTGCCATTGAAAATGTTGAACAAGGAGGACTTCCATCTAATAAGTCTAAATTAAATAGTTCTTCTGGTAGATCAGTTCTTTTATTAAACTCCCTTATATCTTCATTAAATAAGTATTTAGGATTATGATTTGTCTTATAAATATCTGCTACTTGTGGATCAATTTCAACTCCTCCAAGATGGGTATATCCTGCTAATTTATAACCCATTGTAGAGCCACCACCACATATAAAAGTTCCAAATACTTTAAGATTGTTTTTTTCTATCCCTTTTGCTGGGTAACCATTTTCTAAATTCCATTTATAAGGGAACTTATGGTCATTAAATTCATATTTTATCATTAGTTATTAGTTTCCATATTGCTTGTTCAGGAGTAGAAGCTATTTTAGATAATGCTTCTTTTACTATGTAATATTCTTCTTCAGTATATTTTAGATTAATTGACATTGAATCAGTTACATCATCAAGACTTAGTTCTTTATTTAGGTCTGCAAATGTATCTGTTTGAAAGTTTGGTATATCTAATCCCCATTCTGTTAAAAGTTTCTCATCCCAATTATTAGCTAAATCATCATAATCCCACTCGCCATATCCTACGTTATCCTTTACAATAAACTCTTTCTTTTGTAAATCCGTAAGGTATTTAGCTTGTACTACTGGTACATCTGTTAGCCCAGCTTCAATACACGCTTTTAATCTCATGTTGCCCCCAAGTACAACATTATTCTCATCTATTACAATAGGTCTAAGTTCCAACATTTGGGGGAAGGACTTAATAGACTCAACAAGTTGCTTGAACTTATGGTCTTTAATAATTCTTGGGTTTTCTGGGTTCGGTTTGATTTGTGATATTAGCATCTGCCTTGTCTATTATATGGTTTTACTGGTTTATCTTTTGGACCAGATGTCTTTTTAGCTTTGCCGCCTTTTCTACGACCAAAACTTACTTTATTTGAGTTATTTGCCTTCGCCATATTTTTCTATTAATTCGTTTAATTCAGTTCTTGACCATTTGTAAACCTTAACTCTTGTTGCTATTGTCTCTAATCCTTTAACCGCTTGTTCACCCAACTTGTTTACTAAGCCTATTCTATACATAGCTTGGTTTCCGTGCTTATACATATTGCACCCAGCACATTGTAAGTTGATATTCCATTCGTTAAATCTTAAAGCTGAATATCCTTTGACTGGAAAATAATGCCCAGCTTGATTTGCATTTTGACTTCCGCAAGATATACAAGGCAAACCTTCATCTCTTTTGCGAACGTATGCGTTAATCACCTTTTGTGTTTTTTCTAATAGCTTAGGTAATGGAGTTAATGCCATAAGACAAAGTTAGGGGTTATGTAGCCTAAAAACAACAGTTCGACCATTAACCTCAAATCGCTTCTTTTTTAATGGGCTTAATCCTTGTCTTAAAGCATACTCATTAACTTTAGTTGTTCTTACTGCATAAGCTATGCTTTTAAATACGGTAACTTCTTTTGTTTCTATGTCAATCATTTTTATCGGTCTCGCATTTTCAGTTCCACTTGCTATCATTTTCTCCATCGTTTAAATTCAAAATAAAGGTTTGCAGTTGTTATTAAAAGTAGTGCTAAAGGAACACTAATAAAGAAAAATTTAATCCATTTCATAGTTTAAAGTTTAATGCCCAGCCGTTTACATAACCAACACCCATTTGTTAATTAATATATTTAAGCTGGGCAATTATTTAGATAAGTTTTTTAAATAGTCATTCATTGCGTTTCGGTTAGCCTCTTTGTCGGTATCATTTGACATTCGGTTAGTATCGCCCATAGACTTAAATTGTGCGTGTGCCTCCTCTTTAGCATTAACATACGCTTGATGCCTTTGTTCACGATATACCTCTAACATCTCAAAAAATGTAGGCATATCCATTCTATCATAAACTTTGCCGTATTTAAACTTAGGCAAACCATCTAAGAATAACATAATGTCCTCAATAGCCAAATTATCTTCTTCAGCCGTTTCAATTAAAGCCAAACTTAAATCATAAATCTGCTCTGTATTCATTCCCACTCTTAAATTAAAATTTAAAAGAGTTCTTGTTATTTGCTTACCTAATACAGTTGCTATTTTATCGTTTCCATAAATTTTAGCTATTTGTGGCAATCGTTGGTCTTTAGGTATGTTTTGCATTACCGACAAATGATTTGGTTCTCCCTTTTCTTTGTATCGGCACATTTGATTGTGTACCTCTCCAGTACTACCAACCGCCATTGCGTTTAAAAGCAGTTTGGATAAACTGTTCTTCGGTAGCGTGGCTAATTCTTGATTTTGTTTGATTATTTGCATTTGGCTTATAATTTTTGTCAATAAAAGTTCCTTTTGTCATATCCTTTGCCATCCAATTTTTTGCGGTGGCAATCCAATCCCTTTTTTTGTTTCCAGTAGAATCTGACCAATTTTTTATAACCTCGTGATAGTAGGTAAAATTAGCACCTTCATATTGAGTACCCAAAAAACTTGACTCAAATATTTTTATATCGTTATAAATACTTTCACTAAAAAGCGTGAGTGCCTTACTTTTACTTTCCTTTGTTTTATTTTCTTTGTTTTCCTTTCCTTTTATTTCCTTTTCTTTCCTTTCCTTTGCATTAGCCTCCCCAATAGCACCCCTATTAGCCCACCTATTAGCCGCCCCATTTTTGCCGCTTTCACTTAGCTTTAATCTAAGTTGTAAATGGTCCTCTAAGCGTTCGGAATAAAACTCTCCTTGTTCAATCTTAAATAGGTCAAAATTGTGTACTACTCCATTAACTTTAACATCTGTTGATTGCATTTGCATTGTTAAAACTGGAATTAATTCTAAAGGTAAACGACCTCCAGCGTTGGCTAATTGCTCAATGAGAAACCAATAAATTCCGTAACCTTCCATACCAAGTTGATGCCTAAGAAATAAAATCTTAGTATCATTAGCCGCATTGTAATCATGGCTAAAATAAAAACTATTATTTTTCATAAATAAAAAGGCTCTCGGCATCCCCCCCAGTAGGATTAGGGGTTCAGCTTTGAGCCAATAAGTTTAATAATGGATATCCTACATCCGTTACAAATATACTATACTAACCTATACTTAGCAAATTGCTTTTTACCATTGTGTTCTATTTCAGTTACAATTTTTAAACCTTCCTCTTTTAGTTTGTAAATAACCGCTGCTAATCTAAAGCAACCAAATTTATTTAGTGCTTGAATTGGGGTAATTGTCTTTCTGCTTAATAGATACTTTTTGATTTGTTCTTTTTGAGTTTTCATAGTTGTTAATTTTTTGTTAATGTTTTAAAATGGCATATTATCGTGGTCTTCTTGTTCTTGTTTGTTTGTATTTGCGTATTCTTTTTTAGCATCGAATTTATATTCTTTGCCTCTTCCGCAATACTCTTTTTTCTTCTTTTCTGCTCGTTCTTCTTGAGTTTGATTATTCCAAACGGTAACTGTATTTCCTTTATCATCTGGTTCTTTAAGATAATCTACTGCAATGTTTGCGTAATGTTTTACTCCAGATTTAGTTTGTACTGGTTTCCATTTAATGTCTTCTTGACAAATGTTTAATACTTTCATTTTAATTGTTTTTATTGATTTGTAATTCGTTTACTTGTTCTTCCGTCTTTTGGTCTTCTATAAGTTCTTCTTCGTCTTCTTCTTCCCAGTCGCAATGCTCTAAACAATCTGGGCATAAATCAATTTCTGGCATATCGGTATAAGCTCCGCAGCATGTTGAAAATGGCATAGTTTATTTTTTTATATTATTAATCGCATCCATAATACACAATAAAATTATAATTAAGCAAATCCATTTCATGATTTTAATTTGAGTATTCTTCAAATGTTTCAGTCCAGTCAGACATCCTAACTGAGATTTGTCTTTGTGGTGGAGTTGGTGGCACTAATAAATGTGGCATGTATTTAACTTTAAATTCCTTTAATGCTTCCTTAGCACCTAATAACTTTTGTTGAGTTAATCTGGCTTCGTGTGGTTTGCAAGTATCAAACTTATACTGCCAAAATTTAACATTTTCCCTTAAGCCTTCTAAAATTACTAAAGTATTCATTATAAGTTCTTTTTTGCGTTGGTAAATAATTCGTTTAACTGGTTCTCTTGAATCATAGTTATATTTAGTTCGTAAAGTTGCTTTAACTCTGTCAAACTTTCGCAAAAGTCAATAGCTACTATTAAATTATCTTGGGTTTCGTGTTTCTTAATGTAAGGTGCTTGTTCTTTGCTAAAGTCCATCTCCTCTGCTGGAGTAGCCTCAAAACCAGCTGCTTTCATTAACCAGCCTAAAAGCAATCTGTAAGC